CCCCACTGCTGCTGGCTTGTTAGCCGCTACAGCTTTCTCTGTATTCTTCATAGTGCCTGCACCAGTCACTACTGGTTGTTGCATGCCTACACCCATGTTAGCTGGCTTATTCATTGTCATAGCCATCGGAGGTGCTTGTTTCTTTAATGATGCCTTGAACGGATTAGCTTTTTCTATATCAGCTTTTTCTGGTTCAGGTGCTTCAGGTTGTTTGATACCTAAGTTATCTAAAAATTTGCTTTGGTCAAATTGTGGGTTCTGTGCATATAAAGATAAGAACTCTGATAACGGTGAAATTTGTCCGTCTTCCGAACCTGTTACACCATAATTAGCTTCTACGTTTTTACCACCCTCACCTATTGATAGTATTGCATCAAAGTATCCTGATGAACCAAACTCAGGTAATAACTGTCCACCAGCACCTTTAGGTCTAGTTAATTCAGGGTTAGCCCTTACTCCTAAGCCAAGCTCTGATGTAATCTTAGGGTCTATATCTGGTGTTGAAGAAGGTTCTGGTGCTGTACCAGTAACATCTTCTGCTATTTCACTAGATGTTGCATCTACGTCCCCAGTACCTTCAGTGCCTTTGGCACCCTTAGTTGATTCGTCTGGTGGTAGAGTACCACTGCTTCTACCTTCTAAGACATCTTCATCAACATCTGGTCCACCCACTAATGAAGGCGTTGGTGTTGCTGGTGCTTTATCTTCTTTTTTACCAGCTCCGCCTGTTGGGGCAGCAGCCTCTCGTGCAGCGATGGCACTTACAGCAGAAGAATCAAACCCTTTAGGGTCTCTAGTTCCTGACTGAGTACCTGTGCCTGTTAGTGCTGAAATATCTGATATGCTTGCAGCGTCTGTGTCTTTAGCAGTTGTTTTTTTATCTTGAGGTCTATAGTCTATACTTTCTGTTGTACCACTACCAAGTCCTTCTGCAGTTCTAGAGTATGGACTACCTGAACCAAAAGCAGCTTCCTCACCAGTGGGTGCGGATGTACCACCACCATAAGTTTGATAAGGACCATACGAAGTTATGCCTTGTAATTTAGCTTCTTCATATACATTTTCTCTTGATGTCGTAGGAGTATCGCCATAGGCGGGTGCTACAGGAGTAGGTGCAGTAGCTAATGCTTCTTTAACATCTGCTCTTTCACTAGGAGGTACTGATTCAGGTCTTCTAGCTCCTGACGGGTCTATCCCAGCTAATGCTGCTGATTCATATACATTTTCTCTTTGTGTTACGGGAGCGTCTTTTGGTTTACTACCCATCACTCCACCCATTGGGTCATACGCTTTTTCCTTCCGTAGTTCTTGTACGGCTTCCTTGACCATGTTCTGAGTTTGAGATGCCACTTGACTTTCAATACCTTTTCTTCTAGATGCCGTACTTTGCACTCCTGCATCAGCATCTTTAGGAGGTGTGACTATGAACTGGTCTGGTGAACCATATTTATCTGGGTCTGAGTCAGTCATTCTTGTAAATGGTGTACCGGGTCTTTTTTTAGTTTGAGGGTCCATTTGACCTGTGGTCAAGTCACCAAAGTTCTGCTGTGACCCTGTTCCTTTATTATGATTATCCTTGCGAAGTTCTTGTATAGCTTCTTTAACTAAACCAGTATACGTTGGCTTTTTGTTAGATGTTTCTAACACAGATTGTAGCTCTTTGTTTTTGCCCTTAATACTTACGTTAGGCAAGTTTTTACCTTCAGGTTGTTCTTCACCGTATACAGATGGAGCTGGGCTTCCTGAGCTTTCTAATATTTTCTTTGTGAGACCTTCAGAAATGATTTCAATTCTTACGTCTGGATATACATCTTTCTTCATATTATATTATACTATCTCCTTTAATTTATCTAAAAATAATTGTTTACTTATTGATTTCTCTGTAGGTTTATATGAAAAACTAGTACCATCATATGTCATCCTTGATTCAACTTCATCAGGACTCATACCTTCAGGAGGTTGACCTGCTACATTAAATGTTCCCCCACTATATTCTTGATACTTCTGTCCTTCAGGAGCATTAGCTCTATAGTAAAGTTCTGTGGGATTATCTTTACCAAAATTCATCCTTCTTGTAGTACTACCAGTTTGGCTTCCCATGCCGGGAGTAGCTGGACCGTAATCTTGAGGTTGTTTTACAAGGAATGTTTTAGTTATTGCTTTTTCTTTAGCAGACTTAGCACTATCTTTAATAGCTTCTGCTATTTTATCTCTTCGGTCATCACCCGGACTACCATCAGTAAATTTTTTGTAACCTTCTTTTTTAGCTTGTGCAGTCGCTATTGCTACTGCTCTAGATTTATCAGAGTCGCTCTCTTTAGCAATCCAACTTGCAAACATGTGTTTAAATGAAGGTATTTCTGATTTAGAGATAGCAATTATTTCTGGTTCGGGAGATGGGTCGTGAGACTTTGTTAAACAACTTCCATCTACACATGACCCTTCCGCTTTATCACCTTTAAGTAATTCAAAATGAGCGTTCTGATTTACTCCCTTTTCACATATTGTTACCTCTGCTAGTTCCATATCATCTACTTGTAATATGTGACTACCATCGGATTTATTAATTTCTTTACTTTTAGTAGCACTTCCTGCGATAGAATAAGATTTCATGCCACCTTTTTCGATTTGCTCTCTTACTCTGTTAGATATTTTAGTATCATCTCTTAGTTCTGCTATAAAAAATAAACCTTTGTCATCTACACCACTCTTAAATATATTACCAGCTTTACTTATATACGCTGGGAGTGCGTGTCCTACTTGAACATCAGAGTGCATAACCATTACGTTTCTACCTCTAAAGTTCTTCATGTATCTTTTAAATGCTTTTTTAAGAGCGTCTGTTGTGATAAGATGTCCTTCTCTATCAACAACTTCTACTGATGCGGGACCTCCAACAACCATCAAAGGCATTTCACCCTCTTCATCTTTTAGACCTTCACACACTTCTGCGTACTCTATATTTTCTGGGTAGGCTCTATTTAATGTAATCATCTCTGCGGGAGATGCTAGCCCAGCGATGTACAACCTCTTATACTCGTCTAAAGCATCAGCGATATCTTCAAGTGTTGTTCTACCAGACTGTGCTTTTTCCAAAGATACAATAGTCTCGTCCTCAGACGAAAGCCAGCTTTTATATTGTGTATTACTAGCCATAGTAACCATTGTGTCTCCTATCCTACAGGGGCTGCAACTCCCCAGATTACACCTTCGTAAGTTGTACTAGCTCCGCTAGCTATTACAGAAATATTTCTTCTGAAATCTAACGGATGTTGACTCTCAAAGAAGTTATGTTCTGTAGTGTCATTACCAGTTAATTTTATAGCAGCTGTACTTGCTTCTGCAGTAGTATCAAATGCTACATATAATTCTTGTGATGCGTGAGTGTTTCTAATTACTATCCCTCTAATTGCACCGATTGGAGATAGATGTCTTGACCTTGATAGGTCTGTAGTGCCTTCCCATTGGTATGTATTACCACCAGCAAGGTTACCATCTATATAATCAATAACTTTAGTGTTCATTCTTTTATCGTACATCAATGCATCCCACAACATATTAATATTGTGTTGTGTGCTTGAACAGAACTTGACTTTGTATGTCGCTCCGCCAGTTGGAAGTTTGTAGTGTACTGATACTCTTTGGTAAGATGTAGTTAAACTTACTGCATCACCAGTAGCTAATACATTATCACTAGAATCTAAAATCTGTATTACTGCATCTCCTGATGCTGATGCTCCTCTTACCATTCCTTGTGCACATAAATATGCATCCGCACTTCTTGAAGTACCTCCAGCTAAAGTATCTGTAGTAACAGTGAATCCTTCTTTAGCTGCTGAGTTTGCTGGGTTACATGTTAGTTCTGCTGACCCTAAGAAAGGGGCTCCAGTTGTTCTTGATAAAGCAGACCCAACTGCTGTAAATTCTGATATACTTGCATTCTCTATTGAAGGGTTTAAAATTCTATTTATACCGGGACTACCACTAGTAGGTAATTCTAAATTTGCTGTAGTAGCTCCTTGGTCTATATCGTAGTATGCACTTGAGTGTACATTTATTATATCTGCGGCTGCTGTTCCGACTGAACCGCTAAAAGGTACATATCTATCCCATGGCTGTACAGCGGTTCTTGTACTGGGGTCTGATTGCCATGTTTCAAAAGATGCTGAATCTTGATAATCGTTTGTTATTGACATGTATTTATTCTCCTATTTCATTTATATTGGTAGCCACCCAATAAAGAGTGGCTACTCAATTATAACCTATTTTTATGCAGGTTGTCCGTAAAGTGTTATTAGTATCTTTCCTGCTGTGTAAGTGTCATCTGTTCCACCACCAGAACCAACTAAGTATAAGAACTCGTCAGCTGCTGGGAATGCTGATAAAGCAAATGGTGTACCTAAGTTTCCTGCTGCTAAGTCAGCACCTAAGTCAAGCAACTTAGTTTCTGATAAGCCAGAAACAGCTGCATCTTCTGTGCCAGTTCCAACAGTAGCTGAGAACAAGTCAATGTCTGGTTCTCCGCCTGCTGGTGTTTCTAGCGATTGGAAAGTACCCGCAAATACTGTACCACATAAAGCAGATGTAATCTGTCCTATGTGACAGTTAGCTGTACTGTTTTTACCGATAATGTCTCCTGCTGCAGATGAGTTTAAACCAGTGAGGTCAATAAGAATTTCAGTCTTAATTAAGTCACCAGCTACTGTCACGTTAGCTTTGTACACTGTACCAGTACCTGATGAGATACCTGTACCCGGTGTAATGTTTTGCATTCTAAATGCAGTTTCGTCTGTACTACCGAACAATAATGTTTCAGCGTCAGCGTAATAGTTAAAATCGTAACCTAATGCAGACCTTGCTATAATTCTAGCGTCTGGTGTTACGTCTGATAGTTTAAAAGTATGTTTAGCCATCTTTTATTTCCTCCGTATTAAATGCCATACTTGTCACGTCATCTTGAATATTGCGATTAGTTCGCCACATGGCTTGCTTAATCGATTTCTTTAACGCAGTGGTTGTTGGAGCATCTGTTAATGAACCTTCTATTAAGGTCATCACTTCCCCAACCATCCTCTTCGTTTGTACATCTAGACTTTGTAATACTCCGTTAGCATATACAATCTGCATTATTCATCCTTACATTACATTTCATTTACATTCATTCAAAAGTGAGGGTGACTAATTTAATCTTAATCACCCTCTACTTTTACATATAGTCTTAGTTTAGTATGACTTTAACCGACTATGAGTTTAAGTCTAAAATCGCACCTTGTACGTCAAACCTGTAGCTTCTGAACTCTGCCATTGTGTATAGCAAACCTCTGACTACAAGTGCGTCAGCTGCGAAGTAATCTCTGTTCTCAATATACTGAGTAGGTTGAGCCACAGCGATTTCTAGGTAGTCTGTATCCAAAACGTAGATGTTTGAACCTAGTTTTGAACCACCTGAAGCAGCCTCTGATTTAGTAGTGTCTGCATCTGGTAGAATTGGAATACCTTGGTAAGTTGCGAGAACTAGTCCAGTTCTTGTACCCGGAAAGGTCTTTTCAGAACCTACTCCTACTTGGTACTCTTCCTGTCCCATGTATCTCTGTTGAGAGTTAAGTAATCTCTCTAGTTTGAAGTATTGGTCGTGACCCATAAGAATTAACTTAGGTTCTCCACCATTTGTCCTGATAGACTGAATACAGTCATCAAGTAGGTTTAGAGATAGGTCTCTTCCAACACCACTGTTACCTTTTACAGTAGCAGCAGCACCGAATGTGCCTGAAGTTCTGTTTGCTGTAGTTAAGTCGTAAGCTCCAGCGAACCTCTGTACACCACCGTTACCAACTGTTGCATCGTTGTTAATTGCAACGATATCATCAATTGATGTTAATCCTGCTCTAGTTTGCACTGATAGGTTGTCTGCTACAGTTGAAGTACCTGCTGCAGGTGTACCTGATAGTGCACTACCGAATGTTACATCGGTACCAGAAATTGCAGAAATTGCTGGTGTATTTGCTGTTGATGAACCTGCATCTACTAACATTACTGTGTCTCCGATTCTTAAGTCGGAACCATTTGTTACGTTAGCATCTGAAGTTCCTGAACCAGCACCTATGTTTGCCACTGTGTTTGGTAGCAATAGCTCTTGGTTCATTTCCTTGATGTGGTCAAGTTGTGCGTTTTCGTTTTCCAACGCTAATACGTCACCCACACCACCTTCTAATTGGGCAGTGTACATTGCTTTCACA